TCTTAGATTGAGTGGAAACTTGTTGCTTCAATCTTGTGGTTAAATCTCATAAACGAAATAAGTCACAAGCGAACGAAGTACCGCACTTTGGAGTGAAATCAACTCTATTCACGGAGTATCTGTCACTGAAAGTGCTCCTTCACCTACATAGAGCTTCTACACCAGCGCGTTACTGCTGGCCACGGCTCAAGTCCAACTCGTTCCAGAGTTGCTACCTGGTCAGGAATAGGCCCTCCTCATCTGAGAACCAGCCAACTCCTAAGAGTAGGCCCTCGAAATCATCCCTTCTGGGGTGATGTCGCATTTCCTGCAAAAACTGTCGGAAAATTGCAACGGACTTCTCTTTCTGATTTAACAGATTGAATAGCTGCTTGCTGCAATCTCCCGGATGTGATACAAATTTTCCCTTGATCTTAGTGAAAATGTTTGAACAAAAGTCCAAAACATTCTGCTGGTCGAAAAGATACATCTTGAGCTTATGGCCCAAGAGTTCGTACGCTTTCTCGGCTCCTTCAACGAAACCTTCTATGCAGTCATCACCCATTGTGATGGCAAAAGCGGCTCCCACGCACTTAGCCACCACCCACCTCAAACGAGAGTTTGTGGAGGTTGTGTCAAATCTACCAGAAAGTTGAATTCCTGGGATTGCCAAAATCAATAAGTTGCCCTCAAAGTCCGTTAAGACACAATGAATGACAACGTAGGTTCTTCCTCTTACAGCACAGGCAAAGTCTGAGTTAGTGTTAGAATCTGCTAACTTCACTCGAGACTCTGCTTCGAACCAGTGTTCCCACTCTTGAACAGACCAATCCCACCCTGCAACATCTGCAGAGGCGGTTTTGACTTTGTGTTTCTTTCTCTGTCTAATGACTGAGTTATAAAGATTAAACAAATCTCCGTCTTTCGATAGGCCAAAACCCGACTTCGAAGGTATGTCCCTAAAGACTTTCTTCTCCGCTGAGTTCTGGTTTCCGGATAACACCCTCTCAACAAGCTGATCCACAAGAGAGACCGAGGCTATAAGCCTGGCTCTATTCTGGCTACGTTTCTTTTCACTATGAGGTTCATTTTTGACGAATAAGCGAACGGGGTCGCAATATCCTTCCTCAACCAGCTGCTGAGGAGTTAGGGGCTTCAAACGAAGCGCTCTCTCTCCTCTCTTGCCTAGCTCAATTAATTTCTTAAGGCGCTCGACAACACAGTTAGTAATGAATGTTTCTTCAGCTTTTATCAAATCCAAGTTATTGGCACATCCTATTGCTGCCCAAGGCACTCCTGCGCCAGCCTTACGGTTGACGTCGAATAGCATTGCGCGGCGCACCTCTTTTCTGATCGATTGCTCGTCCAGTAAGGGTACTTTAGAATGTGGGTATAGTTCAAGGAGCTCCTTCATAATTTTCTTTTTCTGATTCTTAGAGGGCTCCAAGCCCTTAACCCTTCGGTTGGCTTGGAAGCGGACTGACTTCATGAGCGTCGCTTGATCGCGCGCTACATAACCCCAGTTTTTCATTCCCGGAAACTCGCCGAACAATTGTTCGACCATGTCTCCGCAAGGATCCGCTCCATTCTGAGAATAAGTGACTATCGTCTTACCGATAACCGCAAATCCTTCAGCGTGAGTTTTGTGTTCTGTGAATTTATACTCTCCCAACTCCACACACCTCCTGAGAGGTTCTGGAATAGAGATTTCTACTTTCGTTTCGTGCTTAGTGTTATCGACAGGTTCTTTCATTTCATCGAAGAAACCAGAGTCTGATTCAGGCTCTGAGGAAGGTTCCATAGTATTCGCGGCAAAACTTGCTGCTCTGTACACGTCTTCTTCTTCCATACCGGTGGCATCAAAATCGATTCCAACTTTGCCGGAGGCCCAAAATAGGGTGACTCTGTCATTGCTGTAGTCGCCGTAAATATCACCGCGCTCTGAGCGAAAAAAGGCATTCCTGCCGCTTCGTTCTTGTTTGGTCATATGGCGTTCTTCGATTCCGTGAACTCTGTCATAATAGTCTTGCCTGTCATGGTAAGATTCTAATACTCCTTTAGCCACGAGAAAACCCAGGTTAACTGCCCAGTTTCTTCCGTGACCATCGTGTGACGTAGCGCCCTTGTGAACCCCATAAACTCCTTTGGAGCTAATGATGGGGCCCCCTGAAGAGCCTTCGGTAGTGGATGCATTATGATAGGCCATATGTTTTCCTGCTCGTCCAACTAGTATTCCACGCGATTTGTGGATACTACTGTCGGCCTTTGGAGTGTAAACTTCTATGGGCATACTATCATGCATACCGTATTTCAATGGTAGTGCTTTTACTTGTGACACCGACCATACAGAGTCCGGTACTTTAACCAAGACATAGTCAAGGTTATCAGAGTAAGCATGAACCTCAGCAGCCCTAATAGGGGTATTGAGGATTCTGCGGTCTTTAGACTGAGAACGTAAACAGAGAGTTTTAGACTCTCGCATTCTTGTCCAAACATGTCTAGAAGTTAGCAAAAAGCTTTCCGTTTTGTCGTGCATGGGTAACTTATGCGCTATGCGCGAGCACAGAGCAAAAGATCTCAGGACTTTCTCGCTGCCGTCAGTGTGGATGATTGCCACACCTTTAGGCCACTTATTCATAGGTACTAAGGCTGATCCGGAGCAAGACATTTCGTCTCGCTTACCAGCTTCTAAAGCGCGTCTTATAATGCGCCCATGAAGCTTGGAAGTGAATTCCTCTTCGGGAATTTCCAGGTCAAAGGTCTCGCCATTGATAGAAGCAGTGGCCACAAAATTGGGCCCCATAAACTTCCATCCTAGGAGAGCTAATTTCTTAGTATTAGGTATATTAATATAGCCACTCTCGTTAGAGAGGACCATATTTTCATACGTCCTAAGGAGATAGCCGGGGATCTTGGTGAGGCACAGTAATAATACTGGCATCATAAAGACCATCCAGAGATAGACATAAAATTGTCCATCTTCCATTTCGGCGTTGTCGATAACATTGCTGATTTCAAATGACGTGTCTATCAGCATAGACGGCAGTACATTGCACACAAGGAAAGCTGTAGCCATAGATCCGAGGACCAGGGCAGCAATCAATGTGATTCCTAGTAATGCCAGCCAAAGCATAATCATGAGTTTCACCAAACCTTTACAGGCTCGGCTAACTAAAATATTC